ATGGCACGCGACCCCAAGAACTTCACTGGCGAAAACATGAAAGGCCTCCTAGAGGCTTCCTATCGCGACGAGCGGCTGCGCGAAGGGAACAAGCTAGTCGGCCACTTCGGGCTGGTCGCCATCGGCGCCATCGCGGTTGTGGTGGTCTTCTTGATCGCCGTGGCTCAGTTCTTGCGCTGAGTCTCGCGCTGCGCGCGGATCCGCGCGAGATTCGCGGCCTTCCGCTCCTCGAGCGATTGCCCCTGCGTAGCGGCTGCGGCCGCGCTTACTGGGCCCATAGCGGCATTCACCTGATTGATCTCGGCAGCGGCGCGCACGCGTGCGGGGCTGGTGAGCAAGCGCGCCGCGGCGTTCGTGACAATGGGCGTAGCAAGCGCAGTGCCGATCGCTGCAGCGTTACCTGTGGCCAAGGCCGTACCGAGGCCTGCAGCCCAGCCAATCATGGCGCCTTGGCGCGCTGTACCCGACGGGTTCGCAAATACCTTGGAACCCTCACGCCGCATGTTGGCAACGGCCCCAAGCTGCGTTACCCGCTCCTCCAAGCCAGGGAAGCCGCTGCCACCGAATAACGCGCGACGCGCGGAAGGGCTCATGTTGGCAAGGTTCGTCAGGAAGGTCTCCGAACTGAAGGCGTCTCCGAGCTCGTTCTGCTGGCCCGGCTTCGCACGGCCCAAGCGCTGCAGGACCGCGGCCGTGACCTCGCGCCGGTTCTCCACCGGCATCGATTTCATCACCCGTGCGATCTGCGTGCCGCCTTCCGCCAAGCCAGTGGTAGCAGCTCGGAAGATTTTCTCGGGCGCATCCTTGTTCACCACTGCCTCGAGCTGCTCCAACCGTTCGATGCTGGTGCGTGTGTAACGGTTGGCGCGCTCCCAAGTCTGGCGAGCCTGCGGGCCGGCGGCATTGGCCGCGTCGCCGAGATCTTCGCTCAACGCAGCGTACAGCGCGCGCCACTTGCTTCGCGGCACGTCCGACAACAGTGAGTTGTCGGAGATCTCCCGGCCGACGAGTGAGCGCAGCTTTTGCACAGCCTCATAGGGAAGTTGCCCTGGCAAGGTGGTCGCGCCAGTGCTGGACATGCCCGTAGGTGCCTGCGCGCGGCGAGCTAGTTCAAGGTCATCGCCCAGTGCTCGCTCGATTGAGCCAATGCGCGCATTCTTGAAGAAGTTGCTGATGTTGGGCGCACCGGGGATGCCCTCGTTCAGCGACTCCAGCACTTGCTGCGTCCGACTCACGCCCATCGGCGTCGCCGCAGGGATGTACTTGTCCAAATCAGAGTACAGGCGCTGCTGCACCGTCTTCACATTGTCCTTGAAGGCGTTGACGCCCTTGGCGATGGCTGCGCCCGCGTCAGTGCCAGTCGCGTTCGGCGCCAAGGCGTCGGTGAGCTCCTGAACGCTGCGTTGCATCGCCTCGGCCTGAGCTTCCCCGCGCCGGATCATGATGCCCGAGCCGCCCACGACATTTGACAGGCCGGTCTCGGCTGCCTGGATGGCGCGCGAGCCTGTGGCTTGACCCATCGTGGGCGTGGTGCCGGTCGCCTGCTCAAAGGTCTGGATCCGGTCGGCCATCTCGGCCCGCCCCGCTTCGCCCCCGCGGATGGCGCCGCGAACCGCCGCGCGCGCCGCGAACGGTACAGTGGTAGGAGCCAGGGCGCCGGCAAGACCTGCCACCGTCTGAGCCACCGCGCCGCCGCCGTTCTCGCGTGTCACACCTGCAGCTCCCGCGCCCGTGGCACCGCTCACGACCTGCATGCCTGGCGCCGCGGCAAGCGAATTGCCTACCGCCTCCGCGACGGGTGCGCCTGCTGTCTGGGCGAGTCGAGCAGTGAGTTGGCCCGCAGCCGCGCTAGAAGCACCGCCAGCCATGCCGGCCGCAACGTCCTGCACTACCCGTTCTGTAGCGTTTTTCGGCTCAGGCAGACCTGCACCGCTCATCAGGTTGTCGGCTGCGGCACTCACGCGCTGGAAGCGGAAACCGTTCCCCTCACCGGCTGTGGCATCCAGCCCCGTGTTGATGAGGCCTGTGACCGCATCGGACACCGTCCCAGGAATCGATAGCGCGCCCTTCACGCCCGCACGTGCCGTGAGCCCCACCTGGCGCGCGAGCTCCGCGGGAAGTGAAGAGGGATCTGCCGCCGGAGAGGCCGACGTCGCGGCCGGCGCAGTACTTGCGGGTTGTCCGACCTCTGGATACTGATCCCACCAGTTGCCGGGCGGTGAGCCGGGGTTTGGTGGGCTAGCCTGTGCAGACGACGTCGAAGGCGCAGCGGCTGGCGGTGCTGCGCTCGCAGAGCCGACAACAGGGTATTGGTCCCACCAATTTTCGGCCATTACGGCTTCCTCCGAATCGTTCCATCGGGTGCCTTGAAGGTGGTGCCCGATGAAAGCTTGTCGATCTCCGCCGGGCTACTCACCGCCGGGAGGTATTTCTCATTGAGAGAGCGCACCGTCTGCAGCGCAGCCAGACGCTGCTCGCGAGGGATTGTGGGATCGCCAATCTGCCCGGCCATCTCGCGATAGAGCTGCACGTCTTTGTCCGACTGCGGGCCACTCATCTTCGGCATCTTCGAGATCAGCGCGCCCTGCAGTGCGCCGAGCTGGGCCGTAGCGATCGCGCCTTCCGTGGTGGCACCGAAGGCCTGCGCTGCCTTGTCGAGCGCCACGCCGCCCAGGCTGTTTGTGGCCTTTCCCAGGAGCGGTGTCGCTTGGTCAATGATCCCGAAGATGTCCTGGGTATCCTTTGCCTGCTGCACTCCTTCCTTGTTTTGCTTCAGGTCCGCAGGCCCGCCGGGAATTGCTTCGAGGTTGCCATTCGCGGTGCGTCGGTAGCCTTCCGGTGGTTTGTTGCCCGCCACCTCGCGCCCTTGCATCGCGGCGATGGCCTCCGTGGCCGAACGCCGTTGCTCTGGAGTGCCATTGAGAACCTGGTCCTGCAGTGTGGCCATGCGAGCCTTTTGGCCTTGCTCAGCTGCCGCGGCCACCGCAGCACGATCGTCACGCCTTGCATCCAGCAGGAGTCGCTGCTGGTCAATCTGGTTGGCTTGCTGCTGACGAGCGTCTGCTAAGCGCGCACGCGCGCCCAATCCTTGCTCCGCAATCAGAGCTCGCTGAGTGTCTCCGAGTTCGCGCACGCCGAGGGCAGCCTGTGCCGCACGTTGATCGAGAGGGGACTGGGCTGCGCCGATCTGTGCCGCGTAGACCTGGGCGCCGTTGCGGCCCGGCGGCGCGCCGCGTGCGATCAGCGTCCGTAGGGCTGCGCCGTCATTGAAGTCGGCGTTCCGGTTCGCGCCACCGTTGTCGATGATGGTAAGCCCGCCCTGCGGCACCGCGGCATTCGACGCTTGCAGCCGGGCAAGACGTGTGTTTGTGTCCTCGGTTCCTCCCAGCGACCCAGTTGCGAAGGTGGCAGGCGCGGCAACAGAGTTGCCCGAATAGGCGTTGCCGTTGCGCGTGACGCCGAGGGGCAGATTCGGATCCTGCACCGGGCCCGCGGCTGGCGGGACCGCGCCGAACCCCGTCATGGCGTCGACCAGCGGCTCAGCAGCCGGCGGCTGTGCAACGACGGTATAGACCTCTTTGCCAGTTGGAATTTGGCTGGCGCCTGGTGCCCCAGGCGGTGGCACGGTCGTAGTGACCATCTGCGGAGCCACCGCGGCGGCAGCCGATGCGGGCCCAGCACCAAGCGCGCGCCGGCGCAGTTCCTCATCCGTAACCACGCCGCCATCAGCGAATGCGGGGCGACCGTTCCGATACACGCCCGAGCCAGCGGGCTTGTGGGTCGCCGCGATAGTAGCCTGCACGTTGCTCGGCCCGAGTGCGCGCACGGTATCCGCCGGCAGCACCGCCTCGCCGTTCGACAGCATCGCAGGGATCGAGTCGCTGGTGCCGGTGCCAGGCCCGCGAACCATGCCGCCGTCTCGATACGCCGGCCTCTCGGTGGGTTGGACCTGCGTAGGTGCCGCGGGCTGAACTGATGCTGCACCAAGCTGGACAGTCGGTGCCTGACCGCCCCCAACGAAGAACTGCTGAGCTGGTGATACGCCGACGGCTGGCGCGGCGATCGCCGGAGATGCTGCTGCAGGGGTCCCGAACGGCCGCACAGCACCGAGCGGTGCTTGAGGCGGTTGCACGGCAGGGGCAGTGCGAACTCCCAGCCCTGGCGCGGCCTCGCCGCGCATGCTTGCGATCTGGGCGTTGGTGTCCGCCAAGCTGCCCAGCGCGTTCGGGCGGCCAGCTCCGTTGGCAGGATCGAAAGCTGGTGCCGCAACGGGCCGCGGCGTCCCCGTGGTCAAGGACTGCTGTGGCGGCGGCGCAGGAGCCGGGCCGGTAGAGATGGTGCTGAAAGTACCGGACGGCGCGGCACCGTTGATGGAAACTTGACCGGACACATTGCCGCCGGAATAGCTGTTGCCGACGCGGCGCACTGCACCCAGTTGGGCCCCGCCGTGCGTGTAGAGATCGGTTGCCATAGAAGCCTTTCTGAGGTTCTCAGGCATTCTTCGCGCGCGCCGCCCGCGCGCAAAACTCTACTGGGGTGCTTTGAATAAGTGAAATGCTAGATTCTTTACTCCTCAACCGCTACGAGGCACCAACCGATGTCCATCAGTCTTCTCGATCAACTTGAAACCGTCTCCGCCAGACTTGAAGAGACGCTCTCGGCCTTCCAAATCGCCAAGGTCGTTAACGAGGAAGCCAATGCTGAGGCTAACGCTGCATTGAACGCAGCGATCAACCAACGTTCGCTTTTTTGGACAACAGTGATGAACTCCGCTCAGTCGACGTATTTCATCGGCATGTTCGCTTTACTCGACACAGACAAGGATTCGGCATCGCTCTACTCTTTGATCCAAGAAATTGAGAAGACCAATCCAAATTCGATTCCTGCAGATCTGAAACCCTCGCTGGCAACAATCAAAACTCGGTATAAACAGTTTCGCCACAAACTGTTCGGACACAACGATAAGAATCGGGAGGCGTTTGCGCAGCGCCTGAATGCCGCAGGATTTACATGGACCTCCATCGCGGCGGACATGGGCACCCTTGACCATGCTTTCAAAGTCCTGCATGAACTCGCAAAGGGCCGGCAAGTTCCGGCCCCAGCCGATTCGCAAAAGATGCGTTTCGCCTACAACCTCGCAGTCGAAGGCGTAGTCGAGCACACTCGCGCTCTTCTTCTAGATGTAAGCACAACTCATGGTGCGGCGCAAACCCCAACCCGCTAGAACGAGCTCGAATCCTGCCCGCTGATGCTGGCGCCCGCGTTGATGCCGTTCAGGGAAGCCGCCGCCACCTGCGTGGTCGAATTCAGCGCGGCTATTGCGGCCTGCACCCGATCGCTCAGCGTCTGGTTCTTCGAACGCAGATTCGCCTCGTTGCCGGACTGCTTGATCTGCGCGTCGGCAATGGCCAGGCGCACGCGCGGCTCCAGCGCAGCGCTCTCGGCCTGGTAGAGCGCGACCAGGTTGCGCGCGAGATCGCTGCGCACGCTCACCATGGCGGTGGCGAGGCTCGAGGCGACCTGGTCGCCCTGCAGCAACGTGCGGATGTACTCGCCGGCGCTGGCAATGGCCTTCGTCCACATGTCCAGCGCTTGCCCGACCGCCAGCCGTGCGTTTTCGAGCTCGGCGCGGAAGGCCTCGATGCTGATGTCCCGGCTCTGCTCGGCCAGCTTGTTGCGCATGTCCTGGCGGATGAGTTGCACCTGATGCACCAGCGCGCCCGGCGGCAGCGGGAAGCCGCGGTTGGCGAAAGCCTGCATGGCGTCGTTCTCGGCGCGCATCGCCTCCATGTTGAGCCGCGCGCGGCCGCGCTCGTAGATTTGCGCCTCCACCGCCGCATTCACGCCGGTGCCGCCGGTGGTCAGCGCGCGGTTGATCCAGGCGATGGCGTTGTCGAAGTACGAGCGGTCCGGGAAGTAGGTCTGCAGGTAGTCGACGTAGCCCATGGTGATCTCGTCGTGGATCTCGGCGCGGGCGTCGTCGAAGATCGCCTTCGCGTCGGCCGGGTTGTTGTCCGGCAGCACGGGCTTGATCGGCATCACGTAGCTGGTGTCGAGGTCGATCAGCGGCACCTGGGGCGCCGGGTCGGTGATCTCGATCGCATCGTCGGCCCGCGCCGAGGCCGCGTTGAGCAGCAGCACGGCGTTGCGCCACTTGCCGTTCATGACCTGCGAGACGACCACTGGCGCGCCGGCACCGCCGGTGCTGGGATCGGGCACAGAGACGAGGTCGCCGGGATTGATGGGCGTGGTCATGGGCGGGTCTTTCGCGACAGGGTGGCGACGGAGAACTCGAGGCTGTCGATCTCGAAGTCCTCACCGTTTTGGTTGTAGAGCACGGGCGTCAGGTAGTTGGCCTTGAGACCCTTGCCCAGCTTGAAGCGGTGCTGGCGCAGCTGCTTAGAGCAGCTCTCGGCCTCGTACAGGAACTCGTCGTCGAGCAGGGCCACCTTCAGCACCATGCGCCCCTCTGAGGCGACACCAGCGAAGGCCTCGGCGATGGTCTTCTCCTGCGACGAGCCGAAGTCCAGTTGCCCCGGGCAGATCGCAGCCTGGATCGGGGCGCCGGCATCGCTGTCGCCCTCCAGCAGGAACAGGCCGCCCAGCTTGGCGCCGTAGTAGCGGTCGCCGATGCGCGCGAAGCTGTTGAAGCCGTAGTTCGCGTAGCTGGTGCTGCCGTAGCCGGCCATGTTGACGGCGTGCACCTCCAGGCCGGACCCGGGCGTCGTCAGCGGCACGTCGAAGATGAAGCCGTCGCGGATGTCCACGATCTCGACGCCGCCGGCGATGCTCATCGGGATGTCGAACCCGAAGGCGTCGCGCATGTCGGCGACGTCGACGGTGGTGCCCGTCATCAGCACGTCGAAGCCGAAGCTGTCCCAGGCGTCGGCCTGGTTGAGCGCGGTGGCCAGCATCGGCACATCGAACACGATGCCGTCGAGCAGGTAGCGCATGGTTGCCGATTCGACGCCCAGCGTGCCCACCGCGGCCGGCGCGACGCCCAGGATCTGGCCGCCGTCATGGTCGGACAGGAAGCCGCTCGGCGCTGGCGCAGCGGCCGTGCTGGTGAAGACCTGCCCCGAGAGCACGTTCATGGCGCCCGCGGCGGCGGGCATGGTGCCGATGATCTTGTTGTTGGAGTCGATCACCGGCGTACCGCCGTACATCGCGCCTTCCAGCGGCGGCATCTCGCCGGCGATCTGGGCGGTGTCGGCATCGGCCAGAAAGCCGGCCAGCGCGGGCAAGGTGGCGCGGATGCCGTTGCCCACACCCAGGAAGCCCACGGCGGCCGGCATCTCGGTCACGAACTGGGCTGTGGTGCTGGTCTCGCTGAGCAGGCCCTGCGCGCCCGGCATGGTGCCGACGATGCCGCCCGAGCTGTAGACCGCGATCGAGGGCTCGTCGATGCTGTCGCCGGAGCTGAAGAGCGCCGCCGCCATGAAGAGGTCCGCGCCCGGCGGCACGGCCGAGGCCTCCGACGCGAAGGGTGTCCCGTTCTTGCGGTACGTGGCCAGGCCGCCCGCGGCGACGTCCATCTGGAACTCGTCGCTGGACAGATACGAGGTTAGAAAGGTGCCAGTCAGCGAGCGCACCGAGCCGGTGTTGAAGAGCAGGCCGTGCAGGATGTGCCCATAGCCCGCCGGCGGCGCGCTGGCCTCGCGGGTGACGCCCACCACGGCGCCCATGACAGCCTGCGGCACCACGTAGGTAATGCGGGCCCCGCCGCGCGCCGCTTCGATGGAGTGCGCGAAGGAGGTCCAGCCCTGCGGCGGCACATCGACGGCGAAGGCAGGCGAGCCGATCACCTCGGCCGTGGCCGGATGGAAGACCTCAACGGTGTAGGTGTAGGGGGTCAGCGGCGACAGGTTCACCGGGTAGTTGGGGTCCCAGACGGTGCTGGTGCGGCCCGTCACCGGGTCGGTGGTCGTAACCCAGGCGCCCTTCGAAGTGTTCGGCGGGCCGACGCGCACGGCGGTGCGGGACTCGGTGCTCCAGTACGCCGGGCGCGCCGGCTGGTACGGCACCTCGGGCACCGTGTAGCTGTAGCCGTTTCGGATCAGTTGGTTCGTCATGGGCGAGGTCTCAAATCGGTGGGGCAATGCGGCTGTCCGATGCCCAGGGCGTGCCCGGTGTCGCGCCCGCGGGCTGGCCGTTGCGGCGCAGGAAGGTGAGCGCGGCGAAGTCCTCGAGCTGGAACTTGCCGACGTCGCTCACCGGCGCCGCAGCGCGGTCGGTGAGCACCGCCCTCTTCTGCCAGGTCGCACCGCGGTCGCGGGACTCGAAGAGCGAGTGGGCGCCGTCGTACATCGGCGCCACGATGATCCCCGGCGCGATCGCGGACACCATGCCGATTCGGTAGTTCGGCTGGGGTGCCGGCGGCATGGTGGCGATGGAGACGCCATCGGGCGTGAACAGCAGCACCGGCGGCTCGTTCTGGATGTTGGTGTAGACCGTGGCCAGCGGCCGGGTGACGACGACGGCGCCGCCCTCGACACCGACGCAGCCGCCGCTCCAGAACGCCAGCGCGGCATTCACCTCGCCGTCGAACAGCGTCAGCGTGCTCAATAGCGTGCGGGCGTTGGCGTCGATGATGCCGAGCTTCACCTTGGCCTTCAGCACGAAGTCCGCGCCCGGGTTCGGCGCATAGGGCACCACCACGTAGGCCAGTGCGCGCGAGGCGTTCAGCGGCGCCGCGTAGAAGCCGCAGGCGTTGACCGCAGTGTTGAACATCGTGGCATACGACGGCACCGGCAGCGTCTGGATGGTGTCGAAGAACTCCTGGAACAGCTCGGTGCTGCTGGCCTCGTTCCAGGTCGCGCCAGCGTCATCGGTGAACTGGAAGACCAGGCCGGGGCATGCGGCGGCATCCACGCTGGAGCCGCTGTAGTGCGGCCGGAGGTAGGCGCCCATGAAGACGTGCCGGCCCGGCGCGATGCGCGCTGGCGCCGCGTAGGTCGCCAGCTGGTTCGGCATGTAGAGGGTGTCGCCGAGCACGCGCGTAGTGCCGTCGTCGCGTAGGAAGGCGTGGTAGTGCTGGCCGCTCGGGTCCAGGCTCTGGTAGACGTAGGCGGACTGGAATTTCCGCGCCCCGGGCGGCCCGTAGACCTCCCCGGGCACGAACGTGAACTGGGTGCCGTACTCGAAGGGCGCGAAGGCCGTGAAGTCGTAGAACGCGACGAAGCGGCGGCCATCGCGGGTGCGGTAGGTCTGAAGCTTGTAGGCGTTGCAGGGCTTGCCGTCGAAGTCGGTGGCCGTGCCGAGCAGCGTGGAGGTGGTGTCCAAGCCCAGCCCGCGGCCGTAGTAGCGGATGCGATCGACGCCGAGCAGCCCGTCGTCGGCGATGAAGGTGCCGCGGTCGGTGAAGCGCCCGCGCGCGGTGGCGGAGCCCACCACCCGCTTCTCGCCGTCGATCATGCCGATGCTGTAGAAGCCGTCCTCGAGCGTACCCTCGCGGGTGACCTCCAGGAAGTCGCCGCGCTTATGAGCAACGACCTGGCCGCCGGTCTCAGGATCGAAGCGACGTTTCTTCAGGTAGGGCACCGTCGACGATGTGTCGAGGAAGGTAGCGTCCTTCCCGCCCTGACCGCTGAAGCCGTCGCGGTACTTGACGGGCTTCATGCGACCTCGCGGGTGTTGACGAAGTTGGTCCAGAAATCAGGGGTTGCCGGCGGCGGGCCCGCGGTGTCGATGCGCATGTGCAGCGCCGCCCCGCCGGCGATGCCGGTGTTGGAGCGCTGGATGTCGATGCTGGGGATCAGCTTCGCGACGGTCGGCGCCTGCGGGATGGTGCCGCGCAGCACCCCGGCAGTCCAGACCTCGACCTCGCCGGCGCCCTGGTCGACGCGCATCTCGAAGTCGCACACGGTGCCGACACCGCCCAGCTGTGTCCAGTCCACGGTCTCGATGCTGCCGCTGATGCTGCACAGGAACTGCACGAAGTACTGCGAGCCGGAGCCGGGTGTCAGCGTGAGGCCGATGTAGTCGCCCGACGACCCGCTGCTGGACGTGAAGACCTTCAGCCGCAGGAAGTTCTGCGAAGAGAACGCCGAGGCGGTGTTCTTGATGGAGCCGCTGAGGGTGAAATCGTCCGTGGAGAGGATGTCCGTCAGCAGGTGGATGCCTTCGTCGGCCGCGTTGGCCGACACCACGCAGGCGCCGGCACCGTCGAGCTCGCACTGGCCGGCCGGTGAAAGGCTCGCTCCCCAGGCGCCGCCGGTCGTGACGCGGCCCGCGATGGAGCCCGCCGCACCAACGAAGTCATCCTCGAAGAGCAAAGCCATGGCTTCAGCCGCTCGGCAGCGCCGTGGTGTAGAAATCCACCGCCTGCGGGGCGCCGCTCACCAGCGCGACGCTGGTCAGGACGCCATCGGTGCCGCCGGTGCCCAGCGTGCCCTGGATGCGCTTCTGGCTGGTCGACAGCGTGCCATCGTCGCTCGACAGCACGTGGCGGAAGAACGTGGCGGTGCCGGTCGCGGCGTTGGTGCCGCTCCAGGTCTCGCCGGGCGCCTTGGCCAGCACGCCGCCCGCGGCGGTGGTGTCGTAGTTGATGCCGGCGCCACCGTTCTTGATGGTCACGAGCAGCGTGTTGCCAGACAGCGCGGCGTCGGCGGTCGCCGGCACCGGGCCCGAGTAGATGCGGATCTCGCCGCCGGCCATCGCTGCCTTGAGCGAGCCGGAGTCGAGCATGTAGTTGCGCAGGCCAGTGGAGAGTTTGAGCACGGCGGTTCCTTTCAGGGGGTGGGGGTTGCGGTCGGGCCCGCGAAGATCTGCAGCTTGGAGCCGTTGGCCTGCACCTTGGGCGATGCGAAGCGCACCACGCTGAGCAGCACGCCCGCGGTGCTGCCCTTGGCCGAGGCCGACACCATGAAGGCGCCCATCACCGTCTTGTCGGCGGTGAAGACGAATTCCGACAGGCTGGCGGCGTTGCTGACCGAGCCGCCGGATACGGCGCCCTCGTCGAATTCCTTGCGGGAACCGGTGTAGGCCGTGCATTCGGTGGCGAGGCTGGCGATGGTTGCCGCGGTCTCGCTGCCGTCGGGCGTGTAGTCGCCTTCGTAAAGGCCGATGTACCAGGTCGGCACCTGGGTCACGCTCTTGAAGGCCAGGCCCAGCAGGAAGTTGAGGCCTTCCATGGGGACGCGGTTCAGGCGCGGCGGATCTTCGGCGAGCAGCCGGCCATCCGGGCTCCACGACAGCGCGCGGTAGAGCACGCCAGCTTTCTGGTGGTTCATAGGTCGGTTTCCTTGACGATGGTTTCGACTGCGAAAGATCCCTGCGCCGCGCCGATGGGCCGGGCCGGCTCCTGGCGGGCGCAGAGGATGTGATGGGCGCCGTCCTGCTCGCGGAACAGCGTGGCGCCGGCGCGCGCGGGCCCGAACTTCAGGGCGTTCTCCTGCACGTTAGTGGCGGAGCCATCAGGCGTGCCGATCACGAGGCCGCGCGGCGACAGCCAGAACGCCTGTTGCGTGCCCTGCCCGTCCGGTGTCCGCACCTCGCCGCCGGAACCCTGCAGGCCGCCGTAAGGCAGCACCACGACGGGCGTGGTGTCGAGCAGCCCACCAGCGAGCCAGTAGGTGCGGTCGGCACAGACGAACACGCCGGTTTCGCAAGGCTGCACCACGGTGATCGGTGCGGGGAACGGGATGTAGCCCTTCGACGGGGAAAACAGGCCGTAGTAGTACGGCTCGGAGATCAGCAGCGCGGTGCCGGCGGCCACGAGCAGCGAGCCCTTGTAGTGGCGCACAATCGAGCCCGCGGGCACGTCGGCCAGCAGCAGCGAGCGCAACTCCGGGCCGGTGTTGGTCAGCGCCACGATGTCGCCGCTGTCCGTGGCCGTGGCGTTGAAGACCTCGCCGTTGGCCCCGGTCATGTAGACCACGGTGTCGGCACCGAGGCCTGTGATGCGGATGCCGCTGTTCGCCGGCAGCGTCAGCGCCACCGGCGGTGTCGAGCCGGACTCGCCCAGCGGCCCCAGCTCGGTGAAGGCGACCTGGTAGCGCCCGGCCGGCAGCGCGCCAGCGATGGCCGACACGGTGGGCACGACGACGGGCCGCGGCGTGGCCAGGGGCAGCGCGGTGGTGCCGCGCAGGCGCCCGATACGATGTCCGTTGGACCAGATCACGTCGCCGACGGGCATGCGGGCGTAGCTGATGGGGGCCATCTCCGGCAGGCCGGACAGCACGCTGGTGGGCAGCAGCCCGGAGGGCGTCGGCTCCAGGTGCAGCAGGTCATTGCCGATCGCGCAGTAGCCCTCGGTCTCGTCGCCCCACACCGAGTGTGCGGAGGCGCCGGAGAGCGCGAGGGTGGTGCCGCGGCGGCGCTGCATGTGGCCGCGCCCGTTGAGGTCGATGTTCTCGCCGACGGAAAGAAATGTGGCCTTCGAGCGGTCCGGCAGCGTGCGCGCCAGCTGCGTCGGCGGCAGGCGGTTGTTCAGGCCCGGCGCGAACGAGCCCAGGTTCTCGGTGCGGATGCCAGTTGTGGCCACAGTCACCAAGCCTTGTTGTGGTGCGGCCGGTTGGCCCGCTGATCCTTGCGCAGGTCAGCGTCCGGCCGCAGGCCGAAGTACTGCTCGAAGGCCGCCAGAGCGATCGCCGACTTCTGCGGGTTGTAGACCTCGCTGTCGGGCTTGCTGTAGGCGCGATGCAGCACCCAGTGCACGAGGAAGCGGTGGTGCACCCGGGCGATCTCTGGCGTGGTGCTCTCCGGGTCGCTGTCGGCCGTGATGGGGACCAGCGGCGTGCGGTAGCCTTCCAGCCGCAGGGTGTAGGCGCGGTCCACGATCCCGGGCAGCACGATGCGCGTGTCGTCCTGGATGAACCGTTCGGGGCATCGGCGCTCGTCGCGCCAGCACGGATCGATCGCGTCCAGCTCGTCGCGGTCCGTGATGTACAGATCCTCGACGAATCGCCCGGTGTCGGCGTTGAGCAGCCGGGCCTTTGTGACCTCGAACATGCGGGAGTCCAGCGGATAGGAACTCTGGTTCGCGATCACGTCGATGCTCACGATGGCGAGCGTGTAGTCGTCGAACAGCAGGCGCTTGCGAATGGCCGCTTCCTCTTCGGCCTCACCGAACCAGCGTGCCAGATCCTCGTCCTTGAACAGCAGATCACCATCGCCGCCGCCCATGCTCGAAGGCATGTCGTCGGCGTCGATGCGGAAGGATTCGATGAGCTCGGCGAGGGTCATGGCGCGGCGCTCTTACTGCGGCCCGTACTGGTCGATCAGCGCGATCACCTTCGCGCGGGTTTCGTCCGTGCTCAGGTTGCCGGGCAGCGTCTGCTGGTAGTGGCTCTTGGCGAACTCCTGCAGGCCAGCACGGTTCATCGTGCCGAGCTGCGCCTTGAGCTCGTCCATGCGGGCGACCTCCTCCTCGTGCTCGTTGACCTTCGGCGTCTCGGAGATCGATGCGGCAGCCGCTGCAGCTGCAGGCGACGCGCTGGTGCTGCCCCGCTTGAACACGTCCATGTGCTTGCTCATCTTCGCGGCGAGCGCGGGCGGCACGACCTTGGTCTGGCCCTTCGTCCAGTGCCCGGTCCCGTAGAGGTTGTCGGTGTGCGTCTCGCGGCGGCCGATGTAGGTGACCTCGGTGCCATGCACTTCCGGTGCAGCGTCGCTCGCAGCAGCTGCAGCGCCGGCTTCAGCTGGCATCGACGCCAGGGCATGCACCGTGCCGCGGAACAGATAGTCCTTGGCCTTCTGGTCGGCCGGCAGCTTCTCGTAGGGCATGAAGCACGGGTGCTCCTTCTTGTCGGGATCCTTCACCTTGCCGTAAACCCAGCCTTCGGCGGCCTTCTGTTCGAGCCATGCCTGGTGCGACTGCTCGGGCGTGGCGTCGGGATTGGCCAGGTGCATTTCCACCCCGGCGATGGCGCTCGCGCGCTGCCAGTCGGGTGCGTCTTCCCAGCTGGGCTGCGTGGCGTCCCCGAGGGAGGCGCAATAGGCCCGGTTGACTTCGTGCGCGACACGCGCGATCTGCAGTTTGTTCATGGGGTGTGCTCCGTCGGGTTGAAAAAGAGGCCGAGGCGACCAGCGCCCCGGCCAAGTGGCAACTGCCGGCTTTACAGCTGGCCGCGGTCCACACCCTCGACAAGCACATCCATGGCCGCCACCTTCGCGTTGGCCGCGCCGCCGGTGGTCAGGATGAGGAAGGCATCCTTGGGCAGCGTCACGGGGCGCACAGCGGTGTTGCTGGCGGGGTAGCGGCCGGCAGTGTTGAGAGCGAACGCCGCGCCGAAGTAGTCGTCGTCCTGCGGCACGTAGGGGCGGCTCTGGGCATCCGCCGCCGCCTGGGTGTCGTCCACGCCGTCGGCGTATTCGAAGCCCAGCTTGCCGGTCACGGAGGCCGTGAAGGCGGTCGAGACCAGCACGAGCGCGCCATGCAGCTCGAAGCCGGCCGGGATCTTGCCCAGCCGCACCTTGTCGCCGCTGGCCAGCGCCGCGGTGCTGTCGCCATCGACGACGCCGCCCGACGAGTTGGTGTCCAGCTGGTACTTGTGCACGGTCTTGTTGCCGTACGGCGTGCCACCGAAGATGCGTTGCTGCAGCCCGGTCTTGGAAGTAACGGTTGCCATGGTGTTGGCTCCTTCGAATTGAGGTAATGAGGTGGCTGGTGAGCGCGATGGGCCGGGTTTCCCCGGCCCGGCTGCATCAGTTGTCGGCAGCGGTGAGCGGCACCGCCGTGTCGATGGCGATCACGCCGTTGTCGGTCGGCTGCACGCCGTCGCCGTAGTCGACGTCGAAGCGGATCTTCGACTTGCCGCCGACGGTGCCGATCAGGATCTCGAGCTTGTCGTCGTGGTCGAGCTCCTTCTCGCTCCAGAAGAACGGGTTGCCCGAACGCGACTTCTTGCCCCAGGCCTCGCCCAGCGCCTGGCCGCCCAGCAGCAGAGCGCGGTCGACGGCGAAGGTCGTGCCGAAAGCGGCCGGCACCACGTCGGTGCTCGTCTCCGTCTCGCTGGTCAGGCTGGCGCAGTAGCGCAGCGACTGGCCGGAGTAGAAGCGGATCGGCTTCGGCATCTTGATGAGAAGGATGCCTTCCCACAGGCCTGCGTCGCCGGTGAAGATCGGGTTGTTCTTCGCCTGCGAGGCGCGCGCCATGGCGGCGACCTGCAGCTGGCGGAAGTTGCCCGACTTCTTGAACGACATGTACTGGTTCGGCGACAGCAGCAGCACGCGCAGCGGCACGTCCTCGGCGCCCTGGTCGCCGTCGAACTTCACGGCCGACGGCGGCAGCGCGATGGTGTCGACCACCGTGCGGATCGAGTCGACCACGTCCATGTTCATGGTGTCGGTCGTCGCGATGTTGAGCTCGCCGGCCGTGGCCGTGACACGCTCCAGGCCCGTGCCCGTCGAGAAGTAGTGGCGGTTGCGCGTGGGCGCCTTCACCGGGTTGATCATGATCTCGGGGAAGTCCGGATCGGTCGCGAGCGGTACCGTCCATTCCACGTTGTTGTGGAAGCCGCGCGCGCCAGCCAGGTGCACCAGGGTGCGCTGGTCTTCCAGCCGCATCATGTAGCCGGCGGCCTGGGCGCGTGCCAGCGTGCGCATCTGGTGCGGCGTGCGCTGCTGCGTCATCTCATCGCCAGCGCTGATCGGCTTGCGCGTCTGGTTGATGCGCAGCTTGTCCTGGTCGAAGTCCATCTTCTCGCCGCGACCCTCGGCCATGCGCCCGCCCATGATCGGCTTGCCCTTGATCGGGTTCACGAGGTCGAAGGTCACTTCGTCGCCCGCGACCTTGGACAGGTCCATGCTGCGCACGATCGGGTAGTCCGCGCTCGATTGCACGCGCAGATTCGCTTCAGCATCACTCTGCGTGGGCATCGGTCCAGCCAGGCGGCCGAGGTTGGTGGGGCGCTGCATGGTGGCAGCGAACAGGCCGACCGACTGCGCCTTGAGCGCGAGCGGGCTGCCGTACGGGATGTTGGTCTGGGACATGTGAGAAAACTCCGGTGGTGTGTGGGTCAGACGAGGCGACGGACCATGGCCTCAATCTCCGCAGGCGTCTTGCCCGCGAACTTCGTCATGAGGTCGTTGGTCGACATCTCCGCTATCGCGCCGGCTTCGTCGTGGTGCGCCGCCGAGCCAGCCGGGATGTCCGACAGACTCGATGGCGGCTTCGCCTGGGCCTTTGCGATGACGGCGTCGACCTGCTTGGACACATCCACGGCCGGGGCCGCAGCAGGCTTCGCAGGATTTGCAGTCCGGTAGGTATCCAGCATCTCCACCACCTGGGTCGCGGTCCCCTTCTCCAGCACGACCTTGTAGGCGTCGCGCACGAATGAGGGCTGAGCGTCTACCCACCGGTTGAACTCGGTGCTCTCGACGATCGAACCCACGTCGGGGTGCTTTGCGGTGATGGTGCGGAAGTGCGCCTCGGCGGCCTGAGCCGCCATGTGCTCCTTCAGCGGCTCCAGCTCGGCGGCCATCTCGGACTTCGACTTCCCAGCAGCTTCCGCCGCCAAGATCTGCAAGCCCTTCTTGATGGCCTCGTCGGAGTAGTCGCCGAAGATGCTGCCCGCAGGCTCGGCCGATGGCGTCGCAGGTGCCGCAGCGGCGGGGGTTGCAGGGGCTTTCGCCAGCAACTCCGCCATCTGTGCCCGCAACTGATCGGCTTCCGCCTTTGCTGCGCGCTCCGCTTCTCGCGCCTCGACCAGCTTCTCGTAGCCGATGGTGTGAACACCATCTTTTGCGAGGATCACCGGAGTCGCCTCGCCGGCTGGCGGCGGGGCGGCCTCGGGGGTCTTCGCTGGTTCTGGCGCGGGAGTAGATGCAGGCTTCCCCGCAGCGTCGTCCGGTGCATTGTTCGCGTCGCTGCCGGCGGCGGGCACGCCGGTATCCGCTGGCTGGCCGGCCGCGGTATCGCCCTGATGGCCGCCCGTGAGGAGCTTGGCCATGTCTGCGTCGCTCACGTTGCCGTTGGCATCCGCGTGCGTTTGGATGAACTGCTCGATGTCTTTCATTGCTTCCATTTCCTTGCCACATGTCGCCGTGGCCGCCGAAGGTCTTGGGTGCTGCGCCGGGATGGCTCAGCTGGAAGCAATGGTGTCGGGCGCGCGCTATATCAGCGAACCCTAGTGGGGGGACGCGCGTGCGCGCCCTACTTCGTCAGCGCGTCGTAGGAGCGCTCGCAGGCAATGCCGGCAATCCGGAGCCGGTCAGCGTATTCCGCCAGCTCTCCCGCGCGTTGATCAGCCCGGCCGAGCACGTCAACGAGCAGCCCGAGGGGGTCGTCACCAGGCTGGCGCGCGCTTGCGGTGGCAGGGCAGGAATTCGCGCGGGCTCGACCGGCGGCGCTGGTGGCTGCACTGCGCACGCCGTCAGAAGCAGCACGAGCAGCGGGAAGGCTCGCATCAAGAGCAGCGGTTTGAGTCTGGGCACTGTCGGCCTCCTTCGTGACGGCCGCGGTGCGGCGCTGTTCTTCGGTGCGCTGGGCGCGCTCGGCCAGGCGCTGACTCTCGGCGTCGACTGCGCGGCGTTCGGCGGCGGCCTGCTGCAGCTCGGACACGCGCACCGTCTGCAGGCCCAGCAGCGCCAGCAGGACGCCCACGAGCAGCAGCTTCCAGTTGGCCAGTGCCCAGGTCATGGGAACTTCGCCAATGCTGCGGCAATGGCGCTGCGCGCGTCGCCGCCAAGGAACACCAGCCGCTCAGCCTCGCGGCGGCGATCGAGCCCCTTCATGCGAACGCCACCCGACATGTTCCAGCGCGGGAACTGCGCGGCCGCGCCAGCGAAATCCCCGGTGTTCAGAACCCTCACCAGCGTGGACTTCGACAGCGCGTCGACCCCGGCGTTGTAGAAGATCGAGACGAGCGCATCGAACTGGCGCTGGTTCACCGGCACTTTCACGGCAGCTCGCACGGCAGGCTCGAATTCCAGAGCCATGCGGCGCGCGAAACGCTGGTCGGCCTCCTGCTCGGTGATGGTGAGACCTTCGACCACGTCGGGCCCGGTGTCGCCCCAACCGATGGTCCAGGGCGCACCGCTGAGCTTTCGGCACTCGGATGGCGGCTTGCCTGCACGCATGGCCTTGGCACGCGGCGAACCCGGGTCAGGGTAGGCTTCCAGGCGTAGCTGCTCGAAGTAGTGGCACACCGCGGTGCCGTCTGGCCCGATGCGCAAATCGTCGTTCATTCGGAGATCTCCGGTATGTCGCTCAGCGGCGCTCTGTCCGTGGCTTCGTCTGGCGCCATATCACCAGCCCATGCCCGCGCGCTGCAGAGCAGCACCAGGACGAGCCCATACATGAGCAGCAGCATCCCGGGGCCGGGCCATTCACCGATGAGGGGCAGCAGTGGCACCGTAAAGCCGATGCCAGCCCAGATCGCGTATTCCACGACCACGGGCCAACGGGTGTTCTTCGGCATGGCGTTGAGCCGGCAGGAGGCGATGAAGAAGATGGCGCCGCAGGCTGGCCACAGCGCCACGGCGTAGATGCGAGCGAGATCCCATGTCATGGCGTGTCCTTTTTCGTCGGCTCTTCCTTGCTGCCGCGCACCAGGTCGATGGCGCGAAAGAGCACGCGCACGATGGCCCGCAGCAGCGCGGGCCAGTCGTCACCGACAGCGCCCACGAGCAGCGCCACAGGAGTGATCAGCACGCGCTCGGTGAGCGAGCTGTAGTAGCTGCTGCCGATGCCCGCCAGGCTGACGGTGATGAGCACGGCCAGCCCAGCCACGCGCAGGAAGTACCAGAGCGCGGATAGCCGGTTCGTCTTCTCCCTGCGCTTCAGGGCGAACGATGCCCCGATGACCGAGGCCAGCACGATGACGATGTACGGCCCCACCACGGCGGCGACGTTGGGCGCGTACACGAGGCCCGCGAGGAAGATGCCGAATCCCACAGCATCGGTAACGGACGTCTGCGGGTTCATCAGCGCTCCAGGATCTTGAGGAACACGGACCGGTCATCGATCCGTGGCGGGGTGTTGTTGGTGGTGATGCGGCAGGTCACGCGCAGCTTGTTCGGGCCCGTCGCCGGCTTCGTGCCGCCGGACAGCCAGACCGTGGCCGAGGTGGCATCGAAGGCCTGGTCCACGATGGTCAGCGACGGGTCGACGACGAACTCCGCGCTCGCGATCTGGTCGTCGCCGTTGAGCGCGAGCCACGCCGTCCAGTCGAAGGGGTAGTCGAGCACCGCGTCGGGGTCCTTCGCGATGACAAGATCGCCGACCCGATCAGCGACATAGGTTGTTGGTTTCTGGTTGGTCATGCTCTTCTTTCAATCGGTGAACGCTGCACGTCTTTTCTCGGCCGCGATCAGGAAAGCACGGCGTTCTGCGGTGATCACGTAGGTGCGCTCGTTTCTCGTGAAGGCCATGGGATTCGCGAGCAAGGCGTGTTGTGAAAACGCCCCGAGGACTTGGGCTGCACTGACCTGCGGCACTTGAATTTCGCTGGAAGCTACGGCGATCTGAGCCACATTGCCCAGAGTCTGGGCAGCGGTGGCCGCACTCCGTGCCTGGGCCGTGGAGACTGCGAGGAATGCCTCGAGTTGCTGTGCGGCCGCAATGCTCGCGGCCGTAGGGCCAACTGTCGCCACCTGTTGGAAGCCCTGCAGAACCTGGCTTGCGCTGGCCGATGACACCACAGAGGCCTGGGACACCTGCAAGAAGGTGCCAATTTGCTGCGCCGAAGTCAGGCTCACGCGGGCCGCCGCGTTGCTGGCCTGCGAAAACACTGCCATCGCCTGAGCGGCTGCCGATCGCGCACTGACGGCAGCGGATGCACTCTGCAGAAAGCCATCGATGCTCTGGGCGACCGAGGCGTTGCGATCAGCTGGGTGCAGCACCAATGCAGCCTGAGTGAACGGGACAAGCCCTTGCGGACCATCGACAGGGAACTCCTGAGGAGGCGTGAATCCGCTGGGGTATCGCACACCGCGCCCAGCGCGAAAGCTGCGCATATAGCCGCTGAAGTCCCGGTCGGATCTAAACGGGTCTACCCCGAGCCAGAAGCCGCTGGTGTCGACCACTGGAGTGATGCCGGAACTCAGGATTGCATCGAGCACGCCATTGACGAACAGGCGCATCGAGCCGTTCGGCGTGATGTCGCTGTACAGGTGCGTCCACTGGTTGAGAGGAATCGTGGTGGTCCCGATGGCAGGAATATCGCTGCCGGTGCCGCACTGCTGGTAGGCCACCACTGTCGAGCCGTTCCAGTACAGCCCCATCACGAAGCCCTTGGTGTAGTCAGAGCCCGACCCCGCGCGATAGATATACGTCACCAGGTTGCTCGGCGTCGGGAGCACAGTGGGGTAGATCCATACCTCGCTGTGTACCGCGCCTGCACTGGCATCCAACCCTGCGATGAATGACGTCTGCAGATAGTCGCCCCCGCCGTCCAGAAGGAGAGCGGGTCTTCCGCCGGGGCTGTTCGAAAGCTGCGCCTGATTGAAGGCCGTCCAGGAGCGTCCTGTATCGTCCAGCGTGACGGGGGACTGCAGGAACCTCAGCAGGGTCTCCACCTGCCCTCGGATTGGATCCTGCGTCTGCGAGACCGTGACCGCTATCGAAGCAGCCTGGGTGAAGGCACCAAGCGTCTGACCTCCCTGCAGCCGCGGCGGACCGATCCAAGCATTTTGTGCGAAGACCGCCAAAACCTGCTGCACAGTCGGAGAGCCCACCGAGGCATCGATCTCGTAGTCGATGAGCTTGCGCAGATCCGCGAACATGGTGCCGTCCGACGACGCGCCCAACGCGGTGCTGACTCGAAGGCCGCCAGTGGGCAGGCGCCACATCATGGAGACGCAGGACTGTGCGGCCGCCGTATAGCCAGTCTTGCCGAAGACCATCTCGGGAAAAGCGGGGTAGGAAGAGGTTCCCGCCTTGTCGATGGTGTGTGTGACGTTGTAAGTGCGCGCGTTGGAACCAGTGACCACCATGGTATGGACTTGGGTGCCAGCGACTGCCGCATTGAGCGGTTGCCCTGCCACGGCGAGCATCAGCTTCATGACGTCGGCGACGGACAGCCGCTGCGAAGCATCGAGCCCATACGCATCGTAGAACCCGGCAGTCGACATTCCTAGGGCCGCGGCCTGCGTGTTCATCTCGCTGACAAAGCGCGCGGTCGGATCGCTGCCGCCCCCTCCTCCAGCGATGATCACTGCGCCAACGCCACGTGCGATCGCGTTGGCCGCGTCATTGCCTGAAGGCAGCAACGCCCCGTAGAGCAGGTGCCGATAAGTCACAACGTCGTTGACCTGCAGTCCTGCTGTGTTCCCCCCGATGGTGGTGTCAGCTGAGGTCACTGTCACCATGTCGTCGAGATGGCCGTCATCGATCCATTGCCGCATGACGTAGGCCGTCATCAGCTTGGTGAGTGACGCGGGTTGCTGAGCTGTCGAGATGTCCTGCGAGAACCCGTAGGTGGTCGCATCGGCGGTCGTGCCCGCGCGCACCGACGCGATCGTCGGCACGACAGGGCTGCCAGGGACGTTCCGATCAGCCATGAGGAGCGTTTAGGCGCCGGGAGCGGTGATCGTCCAGCTCGTGATCTGCACGCTTTGGCCCGAGGCGATGCTGGTGTTGTCGATGGTCATGTCGCCACCACCGCCCGTCGCCGTGACGGTCCCCTGCATGTGGGTGGTGGTACCGGCGTTGTCCTTGAACCGGTAGTGCGCGGCTGTACCAGTAGCGCCAGCAGTGGCAGTCTTCGGAAGGCCTGTGAAGGTCTTCACTCCGGCTGATGCGGCCGAAGCCCAATCAGAATCGAGGGTGAACTCGGCCAGCAACGTGCCGCTATCGGCTGCTGCACAGTTGGCGGGCTGAGCACCGCTTCTGATCTGCACCTTTACAGCGGTGCCAGCCGTGGTTTCGATCTGGTCAAGTAGCGCGTTGCGCAGCGCCGTGCTCATCTGGATGGTCATGGGAGGCTCCTTGAATGCCGACATGGTGTCGGCCAAAGAGCGCCCACACGAACCTTACTGGGGTGCTGTCGCTCCTGCCGGCAGGTTGTCGCTGGTGCGCAAGGTCTCGCTACCGGTGCCCGCGCCCTGGTCTGGGCTGAGCGGCTGCTGCGGCACTGGCGGTTGACCCGGGCTCGTGTTCTCCTGCACCGGTGGGATGCCAGCCGTATCGAGTACCGGCGGCGCAGCGCCGGCCGCTTCGAGGTTCGGGTCGACACCGCCCGGCTGCGGCGGCTGGTAGCCCGCGGCCTCGACCACCACGTCGGTCACAGGCGCGAGCGCCGGGTTCATGGCGATGGCTGCGGCCGTCTGGTTCCCCGAATACAGGCCGTCGCCGGTGATCTTGAAGGTTTCGGCCAGCACCTTGCGCACCTGCGCGTCGATGAGCTCCTGCGGGAAGCGGCGGTCGAGCTCGGCCAGCTTGAGGTCACGGGCATCCTTCATGCGCGCCTGGTCGACGGCCTGCGCAATGCGCTGCTGCACCTGCGCTTCTGCATCCTCAGGAGAGGCGCTGCCCATGGCCTGGCGCACGTCGCGGATAACGTCCTCGCGCATCTCGGTCGGCAGGTCCATGAGCGCCATGAGGTACGGCGTGAGCACGCGCTGCACCTCGGGCGGCGACGACTTGAAGGCCTCGGACATGGCCGAGAGCTGCTGGCTGCGGTAGCTGGGTGTGCTGGGCACGTCGTTCAGCGCCACCTTCAGCTTCGTGCGCTCCACGTCGTTGGTCAGAAAGTCGATGCCGTCCTCGGTAGTCGGCTGGTTCAGCACGATTTCCTCGACGTCGCGCAGCGGGTTGCCCTTGATCGTGACCTTCTCGGGCTTGCCGATCATGTCCTCGACCAGCAGCGACAGCAGCAGGTCGCCGACGGTCGCGCGGCCCACCGCGAAGTTGTCGTTGAGGTCGGCCAGGCCCTGCGTGCTCTGCTCGACCTGCGTGGCTTCCTGCACGCCTGATGTCGCGTTGCCGCCGCCGTACTGGAAGCTCGCCGAGACGTTGCTCACCCGCTCGATCGCGACGCGCGCGTCCTGCAGGATCTTCCACTGCTGGTCGTTCAGGGCGAAGTCGCGCTCGACCTTGAAGGTCGCGCCGGGCTTGGCCATGTGCTCGGCGTTCAGCACCACATCGGCGTCGATGCGCGCGATCTCCTGGCGGAACTTGCTGTCCGAGCCTTCCACTGCGCCCTTCGTGCGCGTCGTGCGGACCGCGGAGACGCCCCAGCGCAGCCGCGCGTTCATGGCGTTGATGTTGTCCTGCGAGTAGATCATCCCGCGCACCAGGCCGTAGGGCACGCCCGTGCGGTCCTCGCGGAACCCCCAGAACGGCACGTAGGGGAAGTTCTGGTGCCGGTACGGCGTGGGCTCGTCGCTCAGCTTGTGCGGGCCCAGCCAGTAGGCGCGGCGCATCTTCGGCACCACGGCCCACTCGGGCACCGTGGCACCGATGGCGACGAGCTGCGCGTGCACCGCGTTCTTTTTGTCGAACTCGACCACGCGGCCGTCGGGCGTCTTGAGCACCAGCATGCGCTGCCAGCGGCGATACCAGACCTCGAAGAGGCACACGCGGCGGCGCGTGGTGTCGCGCCACTGCTGCTCCTCGATGCTCCAGCCGCGCTCCGCATCCCAGGCGCTGGCCAGGCCGGTGTCGGTGCCGCCTTCCAGCACGCCGAAGCCGTCGGCGAAGTTCGGCCAGCCGCCCACGGCCTGCCCGATAAGCGTCTTCTTGCCGGGGAACATCAACTTGGCCTGCGAGCCGGCCGTCCAGAGCCGGCGCACGAGCCAGCGAGCGTTCGACAGGTCCGATTCGACGCCGTCGAGCATGTCCCACCAGATCTCATTGCGGTGGATCGCCTTGCAGCGGTACGGGAACTGGAAGGGGTTTGGGTTGCGCGAGACCTCCACCCAGCCCAGACCCACGCTGATCTGCGAGCGGTAGGCGTCCGAGCACGCCTGATCGGCCTTGCTGTGGCGCTCGGCCTGGTTCAGCTTGAAGTTGAGGGCGCGCGCCACTGCGTCGCCGTCCGGGTTGTCGCTGTCGGGCATCACGCGCCAGTCGGCCCGGCTCTTCGCCTCCAGGCCGCAGACCGACTGGATGGCGGGGCCGATGACCGGCTCGATGGCCGGCGGCATGCCCACGGCCTTCAGCTTCTGCACGACCTCGCTGCTGAGCTGGTTGCCGTCCACGTACTCCATTTCCTTGTCGGCCCGCGCGCGCCAGGGCGGCTGCTCCTCCATCTCGCGAAAGATGCGCGTGAAGTCTTCCAGCGACAGCTCGCCGGTATCTTCTTCGGTCTCAGGCTGGGGGCCGTTCAGCTTGGTGGTGTCGACGTTCATGGTGTTCCTCTATCGCCAATCGGGAGCCTCGCGGCGTTCTTCGGTCTGAATGCTGGTGTCGGGGATGCCGGAAATGAAGGTCTGGGCCACCGCGTCGCCCTTATCGGGGGAGCGGCCGATCTCTTCCCGGATCTCGTCCTTGTCGCGCATCTGGAGGGCGGCGAACTTGCCCATCTGCACGACCTTGTAGCGAACCGAGCACAGGTCGACGAGGAGCTCCGGGTCCGGCGGCAGGTAGATTGGGTCTTCGGCGGTGGGGTCCAGCGCCTCGCGCAGGCGCCAATACATCTCGGCGCGCTTGTTGCGGAAGCGCAGGTTTCCGTCCTTGGTCATCTGGCCGCTGGCCTCGGATCCCACCACGGGCACGCAGACCACGCCCAAGCCCTCCAGCGAGTCGAGCGCCGACGAGCCCACGCCGATGGCGTCGACGCACACGGGCGCCCGGTCGCGCAACAGCGGTGCGATGAATGCGGCCGCCTTCGGCCCGGTGTTGGTGACGATGCCCGGCGCTTGCACGAGCTCGTCGAACCACTGGCCATGCCGGCGCGCGGCGGTGCTCTGGTCGATGCCGCCGCGGGCGACGTCGAAGCCCAGCGCGGTCATGCGCTCCTTCTTGTCGCGGGCCTTCCAGCGCGCCTGCGCGGCCTTCACCCAGTCGGTGGGGATGGTCTGCCACACCGGGTCGCTTCGACCGGCCAGGAAGTCGCCGCGCAGCATCTGCGAGCGCAGCGGCTCGGGCAGCGCCTGCAGCGTGGCCTTGTAGCCCGTCATGCTCAGGTAGAGGTTGTCGTCGACGCTAGAGCGGATGAACGTGCGGCTCTTCGCCGTGACCGGGACCGGGTCGCCCTCGATCGGGTACTGGCCGGGCCCAGGAACCTCCTGATCCTTGCCGGCGCCGTCGGTGATGAACCAGCGCAGCTCGCCCGGCTTGGCGGGGTTCGGGTGCTGCGGGTCCAGCCACGGTCCCCAGAAGCGGATGACCCATTCGCCCTCGCTGCTGGTGGGCGGGTTGCCGGCGCAGATCACGCGCTGCCGGATGTTCGGGTTGTCCGAGCGCATCCAGCCGATGAGGGTGCGGAACTGCAGCTCCAGGAAGTGGGTGATCTCGTCGAAGCCCTTGAGGTCGTGCGGCCGGCCTTGGTACTTCATCCAGTCGTCGGGCTCCTTCACGCTGCCCAGCTCGAGCACGCGGCCGCCGGGCAGGCGCCATACGCCGATCGTGCTGTTGTAGCCGTGGCGCGTGCCCAAGATCTTGGTCATGCGCTCTTCGATACCCACCAGCTGCACCGACTCGCGCCGGAAGATGATGCTGTGCTCCTGCGTGGTCAGCGCAGCGCCCAGCAGCAGGTCGGTCTTGCCGCCGCCGGCCTGGCCGCCGTAGAAGATGATGTCCGCCGGGCTGTTCAGCGCTTCGGACTGCGGCCCGATCTGCGGCATCCACAGGGGCAGGCCCTCGGTGAGCAGCGCATCCAGCTCGGCGCGCTCCTCGGCCGTCAGGTACTTCATGGCCTCGGCGATGGCCGCCGGGTCGGTGATGTCAGGCAGCACCAGGGGTCTCCGCTTGGCGCCGCTGCATGGCCAGCTGCAGGATCGCCGCGGCGCGGCTTGCTCGCTCGGCATCGGTCAGGGTGGACACGATGCCGCCCTCGTCCGGGACGATCTTGTCGATGCCGTAGGCCTCGCGCTGGCCACGTCGCAGCCGCTCGTCGATCTCGGAAAGCGTCTTCAGCGCAGAGATGCGCACGGGCAGCGGCAACGGCTCAGGAGCCTTTTCGCCGTCGGCGGCAGGCATGGGCAGGGCTTCCAGCTCACCCAGCTGCTTGTCCCGCAGCTCAGCCAGACGCCTCAGCCCGGCGCGGTGGGCCATCTGGACGTCGAACAGCACCTGCGCATTCGCCTCGACCACCTGGCGTTCAGCCACTTTGGTTCGCGCGCTAACCTCGGCACTAACCGCTGCCGCACTAACCTTCGCGTCTGCCTTGGCTTGGATCTTGGCCTTGAGGTCACGAGACCAGCCATCGCGTTTCGCACGCTTGATGATTGCCGCATCGGACACATCGAACTCGCTGCCGATGTCCTTGAGCGAGCGGATGCCTGCCCGGTACTGGAGTTCAACCGCTTCCCAGTCGACGACTTTGCGCGTCATAGCGTGGCCTCGATGGTGGGCCAGTGGGGAGAGCTGGTGCTGGTCGGGTCGCGCGCGTCTTGCATGGACCGGGATGATTCCCGGGCGCGCGTGCGGGCGCGAACCTTAGTGGGGGGCGGTCAGAACAGCTCGTCCTGCTTCGGAATCTTCTGCAGCCGACGGATAGTCTCGTCCTGCGCCTCGGCGCGGCGCTGCACCGCTTCGAGCTGGCGCTGCAGGTGCGCCACCATGTCGGCCAGGTCGCGGGCGTTCTGGATGCCGGTCATTTCGGCGGCGCGGCCGGCGAGCATGCTGCCGAGTTGGCGCTCCTCGCTCGGCACGAGGTCGACGACGTGCTCGCCGATCTCCAGCTTGCCCATGCCATTGGGCAGCCGCGTGAGGGAGATGGCGCGCGCCGGCGGCAGTTGCTCCACCGGTTCGACGATGCCGGGCGCCACGCGGCGCAGCTTGCCGTCATCGATCGCGCGCTTGATGTGGTCGTCGACCACGGCGTACGACAGCTGGGTGATCTCGACCACGACTTGGCGCGTAGCCATGCGGCCGGCGGCGTGCAAGTCGATGATCGTCTGCATGACCAGGTCGCCGGTGACGCCCGGCGCGCGGCGCTCGCGCGGAAGCGCGGCCTGCAACACAGGATCTGGGAACCAGGTCACTGTCTGGCTCACGCGGAGGGCTCAGAGGGACGGGTTTGCGCTATGCCCGCGAGCACAGCCGCAGCAGTCTCCCGGGCATGGATCACCGGCCTCAACGCGTCCGCCGCTGCGTCAACGACTTCGCGATTGCCGAGTTCGAGGACGACGTAGTCCGAGCTCCGATCCTCCGCAAACGCCTTCCGGTTCGCGTCGAGCATCCGCGCCAAAGGCTCGATGTGAAAAGCGTTCTGACGCTGGCTCCAGAGCAATACCCAGCGCTCGAGCATGTCGCCATGCGAGTTCCGGTCTTCAACGCCAGTGGGTTGAGTCTGATTGGTCATACAGCTCCCGTTCATTCTGTGTTGAAAAGTCGACAAAGCGTAGCGGGAAGCGCCGCTGGCTGGTGCGGTACTGCATCGAGGGCTTGTCGAACCAGAGGACCTGGGTGTAGTCCTGCACACCGTCCTCGCGCTGCTTTTTCAGGATCAACTTCGCGTCGATGTCGCCCTGCATCGTCTCCCACGCGGCCACCGCGTCAGGGTCGTTGGGGTTTGCGGGTGCCTCGTCCTTCTGGGCACGCCAGATGGAGAACACATTGTCTGCGCCGTTGACGATGCCGCCAGCGCCAGCCACCTCCATCTTTCCGGGCGCCTCGGCCTCGTCGCGCAGCTTGCGCGGATGGGCCACGAGGTGGACGTGCACGTTGTGCGTCTTCTTGAACGACACGAGCTTCTGCACCGCTTCGTTCTGCTTGGTGATCGAGCCGGGCCCATCCTGGGGGACATCGATCATCATCAGGCTGTCGATCACGAAGTGCCGCACGCCGTAGCGACGCGCTGCATAGGCGAATACCTCCAGCAGCCGATCCAGCTTCGCGACGCCCACCAGGTCGAAGATCCAGAGCTTTTCGCGCAGCCACGCGCCGACCGCTTGGATGTATTCCCGCGTGGGACGGTCCAGGCCCGTGGCCTGCTTGTGGATTCGCTTCAAGTGGCGAGCAGCGCCCATTTCACCCGAGAAGATCACCACTCGCTCGCCCTGCAGCATCAGGCCCAGCAGGATCTGGTCGAGCATCAGGCTCTTTCCGTGCCCGTTGATGCCAGTCCAGCAGGTGTACTCGGCCATGCGGAAGCGGAACCAATCCAGCTCCTTGTCGATGTACAGGGCCGGCGCGACAGGTGTTCCCGGCGGCGGATAGAACAGCTCGACAACCGCCTGCGTGTAGTCGTCAGCGTTGCGCAGCTCGTCGGGATCGAGCGGGCGAGCATCTTCCATCGCCTGCTGAAAATCGACCGCCTCAGCGCCGTCCTGCAGCCACTGGTTTGCATCCTTGGCACCGAGGCGGACGCGGCGGCATCGCTCGATGCCCAGACGGTTGATGACCTCGGCCGCGCCCTTGTCGCCGGCCTCGTCGTTGTCGAAGCAGATCAGGATGTCCTCGAAGCGCTCCAGCTTCTCCCAGTCCACCTCGATCCACTGGTGATTCCCCGCGCCCTGATTGACCGACAGCGCGGGCACGCGCATCTGATGCAGCGTCATCGCGTCGATTTCGCCCTCGGTGATCGTGACGGTGCGCGCCTTCGGGTCGATCAAGTGCCAGCCGAACAGGCAGGGCGCCGCGCCGGCTTCTTGGCGCATGTCCTTCTTCTCGTCGGCGTTTCGGTACTTGATGTTCAACACCTCGCCGGCGTCATCGACGTACGGGAAGACGGCGTAGGCCTTGCCGCCGCGCAACTGCTCGCCGATCTTGAAAGCCGCCAGCGTCTCCGGCAGCAGACCGCGACCGGTCAGCCATTCATGAACCCGCTGCCTCGGCGTCTGGCATTGCGGCTTCTCGGGCTTACGAAACGTCTTCGCAGGCGGCTTCGGCAGGTCGTCGCGAATTCCCAGGTGCCGCTTGATGTCCCGCAGCGCCTCAACGACGGATTGCCCGCGGCAAGCCATCCACAGATCGATCAGGTCGCCGCCCTCCCCGCTCGCGAAGTCCTTCCACACGCCGGCCTTGTGGCCGCGGATGGAAACCGAGAGGCTGTCGCCCGGCTCGCCGCTGGTGTTGCCGGCCTTCCATTCGCTGCCACGCTGCTTACCCTGAGGCAGCAGCATGCGTGCGATCTCGAGCGCCTGGCTGGCCAGCATGTGCTTCAACTCGGTGACATTCACGCGCTGGCCTCCTGCGCGATGCGCTTGCCGTCGCGGAACTCGCGGAAGTTGCCGATGTGACAGCGGGCGTTCTGAGCTTCGCCCGGATGCTCGAAGCCGGCCACCTGCCACCACCGTTGCCCATCTGCCGTCACAGGCGCGGCCTTGACGTCCTCGGCGCCTTCCCAGCGCCGGTTCCGGATGTAAACGAGGGGGGCCGGGATGTACGCGCCCCCGTCCTTGGTCCAGTCCCGCGAGGCCTTCATGCGCTCGATGTGCCCGATGATCGCGTCAGCCATTTCTTCGCAGTCGTGCTTGCGCCAGAGCTTCAGGCATTCACCCTTCTCGCCTTTGCGGTGATGCGACGGCCAAACGGCCCACATGCGGACGAACCCAGGCGGATAGTCCGACTTGGGGGGCTTGCCCCCCGAAGAAGGTTTCGGAGACGGAGACGGAGACGGAGACGGAGACGGAGACGGAGACGGAGACGGAGACGGAGACGGAGACGGAGACGGAGACGGAGACGGAGACGGGGCACTGCCAGAATCTGCCACTGGCAGTGCCAACTGCGTGCCCGTAGCAGTGCCACTGGCACTTTCTGGCAGTGCTACTGGCTTCTTTTCGTCTGCCAAGCGGATCCGTTCGGCGTACTCGGGCATCATCCGGGCAGCCTCGGCGCGTCCGTACTGCTTGCACAAGGCACCCCATCGGCCTTTTTCCGAGCGCTTCTCCGCGCCTGCGGCCCAGGGGTTGTGCTCCTCCCAGTCATGAAGCCGTCGCATGCCCTCATCCCCATCGAGGAATCGCACGTCTGCGCATTCACGCACGAATGCGCCAAGTTCGCCGCTCCAACCGACGGCCAGTTCGATGTCCTCGTCGGTCATGCCCGATAAGTCACCATCGGTACGATTGGCCGCGGTCCAAAGGAATAGCCGCACGAGATACCACCCCGCGCAATCCCCGAGTCGCCGAATCAGCTTCTTGGTCTTTGGGTGGTCCGGCAACGCGGCGGAGATGCGAGCATCAGCGACCATCTTCGTCGTCGCCCCCACTGTCTGCTCGCCAGATCTCCTCGGCGATGCGCGCAATTTCTTCTATGTCAAACACGCAGGCTTCGGCAGCCGGGTCGTTAGGCAGCTTGACTGGCGCGATCGCAACAGCATCAAGCAATGCTTCGCTCACCATCATGCTGTCCTTGTCGCTCCCAGGCTTGACGTACTTCGCCAAGCGGCCATTTGGCTGCAGGTGCTCAAGGAGTTGGCCGAAGTGCATGGTGCGCCACAGATACGCCTGGGTGTTTTCTACGCCGCGGGCTTTGAGGAATCCGATGGTCGCCATCGCTGAGCGATTGACGGGAATGTCAGCGAGGTAGAGCCCTTTTTGCTTCGGCTTCGATTTGCGCAGCTTGAATTGTCCGCCGGCCTGCCACACGTCGAGCGCACGGCGGAAGATCTCGGGGTCACAGGGAGTGTGAAGGTCGTCGAGCCACTGGGAGTTAGAGGCGGAATCGGTCATAGCGGTCTCCTGAGCAATGGTTGGGATCTGAAGTCTTCCGTGATCAGGGCGGCTTTGTCAGCGCTTGTTTTCATCTACACCTCTTAGGTGACACCTCAAAAGAAATCCTCGGCAGGCAGGAGGTGGAGCTGCTCTTCGGGAGCGACCCTAGCCGCGGATCGAAACTCAGCGACCTGCTCGCCAAGTCCTTCCCTCGTGCTGCATGCACCAGACGGCGCTGGACCATGAGCGGTGAATCCGCAAGTACCAAAGTAAGTGCGCGATGTAGATCACGCGGTTGACGGTGCGGCTCATCAGTCGGCATCCTCAAAGATGAGCTTGGCCGGTGTAGTCATCGACATGGCCTTCTCCCAGAGCACCTGGTATGCCTCGAAGGTTCGTTCGTCTATGCAGCGGTACGAGGCCGGCGTCACCTTAAGTCCGAGATGCGCGAGGAACAGGAGCACCTCGTCCAGGCGCTCGTTTTTGATTCGGCTGATGGTCGACTCGGAAAGGCCCATAGCAGCGGCAACACCGGCCGCTCTGCCAGGTTCTGCAAGGGCGCGGGCCGCGAGAACGACACCCTTTCTCGCCCTTTCAGTAGGGGATGGAGAGACTGCAGACATGCCCTACTCCAACTCGCCCAGACGCGGCCTACCCCACGACCCGGATCTCATCCACTGCAGCACGCGCAACTGCGTCAGCACGAATGCCTGCTTGGATCCAGGCCGCCCGCCTAGCATGGTTCTGCGCACCAGCAGGCTCATCATCCAGTGGGTCGACGGCGACGTGGTCACGAGGTTCTCCTGCCAGTCGGTTGACATCACGCCGAGCGGCCAGCCGCATACACGTCGAGGCCGCGCGTGATCAGCGGACGGTGCCCACCCCCCGCGGGGCAGAATCCGCATCACCACAACACGGACCCCGCGAGGGGTAGACGAAATGGAAGAGACGCGATTCGTTTCGAATGCCTTGGTGAAGGGCACATACGAGCCGACGACGAGTCTGTTGCGGCTCTGGTTCACGAGCGAACCTCATCAGGGCTACGACTACCCTGGAGTTCCTGCGAGCGTGTGGCATGGCCTGTGCTTGGCTCGCTCGGCTGGCACGTACTACAACGAGCACATCCGAGATCAGTACGGCAATGGTTTCCGGCCAGCATTTGGGCCGCGGCGTCGATAGCCGCGATCTCCCGCAGGAAGTTCGTCGTCCAGCCGGTGCCCGGCGCCCGCGGCAGGTCGGGGCGATCTGTGGCCAGCACGTTGTGGTTGGTCACCAGCGCCATGCGCGTCAGCGCTAAGGCCTCGAGGACCGACATCTCGTGCTGTTTGGCAACCAGGTTGAAGAAGCTCGGCTCGCCTTCCGCGAACCGCACTCCGTCGGTGTTCGGACGAGGCTTGTTCGGTGGGTCTTGGACCGCAGGCTCGGGCTCAGGAGGCTCACGAAAGCCGGCAGCGCGGTTAACTGCAGCAGATGCGTCGCGCCATTTGGAGTTGATGACCTGCGCCACATTTCCGGCGGCCCCACGCATGCTCTCCCATCGAATCAAAGCGTTCACGCGGTTGGCTTCCTTCGAGCGGATGAGCGTCGCGCGCCGGCGCCAAGCCAAGGGCTTCTTGGGCGTCATCTCAGGCTCCCTCGGCGTCCATGCGCCTTTCGAGTCGTCCGAGCAGCACGAGGTTCGTCTTGATGCTCTGCACCTTCGCGGCTGCATCGGCATCGTCGACAGCGAAAAAGTTGAGTGCCCAGGTAGACCCGGCATGCCGGAACTCCGCGCAATACTCGGTCTGCGCGCGAAGCGCTTCGATGAAAGGGGCCATCACTCAAGCCGCCTTCGCTTCGGAAGCCGAGCGTTGCGTCAGCACCGCGTGCAGGCTGCACAGGGTCTGGTAACCGGGGTTGTCGATGTGCCCGTTGAAGAATTTCGAAAGCCACGAGTAGCTAACGCCTGAATGCTTCGCGATCGAGAGCCATTCGCCCTTACGCGCGCCCAACAGTTCGCGTACTTCGATGTCCAGAGGTTTTGGTGTGCTCATGCCCAGAACATAGCAAAACTTTGCTGGTCATTCAAGCAATACTTTGCTTACCGCGCCAGCCAGACTCTGTTCAATGGGAAAAATCTCCATCAATACTGTTTTCGCGGCCAATCTGCGCCGAAGGATGGATGCCGCCGGCCTGTCGCAATTGGCCCTTGGGAAGCGCGCGGGAATCGCCCAGCGATCGGTGGGCAACTACCTCAATCCCAAGGAGCGCGAGGCTGGAGCGAAAGGCAAAGAGCCTTCGGCGAAGCTAACCGAGATGGCAATGATCGCTGACGCGTTGGGCGTCGAGCCCTGGGAAATGTTGATCCCGGAAGCATCAGAGCGTGATGCAAGCGTGGAAAAGTTCGTGCTGGAACTGAGTGCACTCTTCCGCGGGATGCCTGCCAAAGCCCAGGAAGCGCTGCTCGAGCAGGCCAGAATACTGCACAAGGCTACACGTTCCGAAGATGCGTGAGAGCTTGTTCGCCCGCAGATCGTTGAGAGATGAGCGCGCATCCCCAGTTGCGGGGATTGCAAAGGTGAATCGTGAGCAAGACGTCAACTTTCTGCATGTGATCGGGATCGTCGCGCCTCCGACGCATGGAAAGAGGGGATGTTGACATGGGCCGCAATTCGCGTCCGAAAGCGAACGCCGCTCCCGCTTCCGCCCCGCTCAGCGACTTTGAAAGGCTGCTCCAGGGCTCAGTGAAGCCCACTTTTACTGTCTGGGAGTTTCGGCTTTGGCTTACCGCGAATGGCAGAAACGACCACGAGAAATGGGACAAGGGACTGTCGGCCAAGGCACGAGCGCGTCGCGATGTGAACATGAAGTTCCTACGAGACAAGCCAGCCACTCAATGGGAACGGCCGGAAGCGAGCCCTTTGGGAGATAACCTTTACGTGATACGGTTCAAGGACGAAAACGGTGCTCAACATAGGTTGTTCGGCTACCACGACCTTGAACATCACGCATACGTGATATGCTTTGAAGGCTTCGAGAAAGACAATGTCTACCAACCAGCCAATTACGAAGAACGGATTCGGAAATGTCGCGCCGAAGTTGACGGTCGATTTGACGAACGAACTGTCGTCTGCCCCTGGCCTGTCGCATAAGCTGACTAGTCTTCTGAAGGAATCCGCCAACACGCTGTGCGACTATCCGATGCCATCGGAATGGAACGATCCTGACTATAGGCGTGCAGCGATGGAAGCGACTGTTGAAAACCTTATCGCTTGGGGGGTGCGTATCAACCGCGAAGCTCAAGGCCTTACGCAGACGCAACTAGCAGAACGTATGGGAACCAAGCAATCCGCCATTTCCAGACTTGAGGACACCGAAGGCGGAGACATCCAACTCTCAACCCTCTCAAAGGCCGCGCATGCTCTGGACCTTGCGCTCTTCGTGAAGCTGGTGAGCTATTCTGACTTCGCGCGCCTGACCCGAGATGTGAGCGCGTCCGCGTTGAAAGGTGAGACTTTCGCCACTCTCTGCGCACGCTCCGCAGAAGCAGCACAAGCCGCCAAAGGATGACTATGGCTACAACCAGAAAGAAGGCTTCGGCCCAAGCAACTCAATCCCCTGCACCAAAGAAAGACACGAAGTCAAAGCGTCCCTCCCCCCAGCAGCGAGATCCTCTACGTTCCCGCATCCCAGATGGCGTGCCCCTGATCTATGCGGACTTGGTGATGGATGCTGTGTACGGCATTCACACCACCAAGTTGATTCTGGGACAGGAGACTGGGAATGGGGCTTCAGGACTTCGGCCAGTCGGTGTAGTAGTGATTCCAACTTCGACGCTCTTGGACCTGTCACGCCAGCTGGTAAAGGATCTCACTCAACCAGGCATTGCCCAAGAAACGGCACAGAGATTTGCGAACATTCTGCGCTCGATGCAGCCCAACGGAACTCTCGAGCAGAAGTCCTGAAAAGCTACCATGGCGTTGTTCAGCCCGCAGCCCGCGGGCTTTTTTGCGGCCTGCGTCAGCGCGACCAATCCCTTGCCACTCGCGGGCGCCACCTTATGAGTAAAGTTTTGCTTGTGCTTTGAGTAAAGTATTGCTATTCTTTGCAGATCTTCAAGGAGATCGGCATGAAAGCAAAGCAAGACTGGACTATCGGAGCCACCGTCAAGGTGGGCTTCCTGGCCCTTACGGTGATCGCCAAGATCCCGACACCCGGCGACTTCAAACCGGACGCCTATGTGCTGGCCAGCCCCAGCAAAGGGACGTTCTACGAATTCGTGCCGCACCACGGACTCAACAAGATCGAACCGCACGAAGCGCGCGAGTTGATCGCACAGAGCAAGCGCTCAGCGGACCAGCAAGCCGCGGGAACGACGCGCATTTCGTTGGGCGCCCCGGTCACCAAACGCGATGGCACGCCGATTTCTGTGGCTTGCGCGTTCAGTGCGCCTTATTGGGTTTGCTCGGAGGGGGTCGTCGTCGCCGAATATGGGAATGACCATCAGGCAGCCCTCGCCCATTACGACCGGTTGCTTCAGTCCCGGCGCAAGGCTCTCGGGATCGCCGAAACGCGTGAGGTGATGGCGTGACCGGCGACCACTCAAAAAGGGATATCCGCGTCCATGTCGTCGAAGCCGCTGCTCGACTTCGGAGGAGTCTTAGGCGTGGCATAGGAAAAAGTCACCCCTCGCGCTTCAAGCTCCTCGTTGATTTTTCGAACCCACGCTGCTCGACCAAGCGGGCCAGCGTTTTGCGCTTCAAGCAAGTCCGACCAGTAGCGCCGCAGGTCCGGCAAAACGCGGTCTTCCAGTGTGGCCCAGTTCCACACGACTTCCCCGCTCCTCGAATTTCTACCTCTGGCTGGGTGCAGGAGTGCCGCGTCATGCAGCATCTTCCAGCGCTCCTGTTCCTCGTGGGTCAAAAGCTCAGGGTATCGGATCGCCAGCTTTACGAATCGCTCGGCCTCGTCGACATCCCACAACAGAGTAGCTGCTTCAGCCACTGTGGTGGACTCGTCCCCGTTGTAGCCCGAACCCTCGTACAGCTTGACGTCCTCCAGGCTTTTCTCGACAGCCCATTCCACGTAGCTCGACAGGGTGCGCCGCTGCTTGCGCGCAGCAATCTCCGCAAGGTATCGCAGCTTGGGGTCAAGACGCACCGTCACGGTTTCCGTCCGCGATGGCTTAGCGCCTCCTCCTCTGCGTTTGGGTTCGTCACTCATAGCAGTCCTGTCAACAGTTCAACTAATTCTAGCTTGCGCGATGAATGAATCAACTTCACAACAAAAAACACTTGCGATGAGACACAAGTCAAAATAGCATTACTCACAACACACAGAAAATGACATCACCCATGAAAGCCCAATCGCAACTTCCCTCCGTCACTCCGATCCGGCTTCCTACCGAGTTGCGCGACTGGCTCAAGCACCAGGCAATCGATAACCGGCGCACCCTAGGCAACGAGATCGTTTTTCGTCTTGAAGAATCCCGCGAGCGGCAACTCGCGGCCCAGCAACCTAGCAAGTAACCCGGGAACCCTAACGTGACCATCAATATCGCCATCAACTCGCGCCAACTCGGCAACGAGCTCAAGCCCACTGTCAACGGCCGTGACCTGCACCGAGAACTCGGCATCGGCAAGGACTACACCAACTGGGCGAAGGCCCAGATCAAGCGCGGCGGCTTCGTCGAAAACAGCGACTATGTGGTTCTCGCCCAAAAGGGCGGAAACCTCGCCGGCGGCCGCCCGTCCACTGAATACTGCTTCACGGTCGAAGCCGGCAAGCACATCGGCATGCTCTCAGGCACGGCCAAGGGCCGCGAGGTACGGGAGTACTTCCTGGAGTGCGAACGCCGCGCTAAGGGTGCCACGCTGCCCGCCGTGCGCGATCCACGTACCGCAGCCCTAATCGAAGCGCTCGTCCGGCAAGACGAGCTCGAGCAGGAGCAAGTCCGCCAAGCCACCGAACTGGCGCGCCTGCAGGAAAACGTGGCGGTCATTGAGGCTCGCACGCAGCCCGAGAACAAGCACTTCACGGTACTGGGGTACTCGAACTTGATCGGGCGCCCTGTGGATGCGCGCACCGCGGCGAATCTTGGTCGAAAGTGCGCTGCTCTCTCACGCGAAAAGGGCCTGGTCATCGGCGACGTTCGCGATCCACGCTTCGGGACCGTGCACAGCTATCACGAGTCCATCCTGCAGGAGGTACTCCAGGCAGCCACCACGAACTAGGCTCATAAAAGGCGAAGCCCCGACGGCGGCAACCGTTGGGGCTTCTGTGACCCGAGAACCCTAACGAGGAACCCAAATCATGGGAAATGTTAGCACGCCCTCACGTAAAACAGCAACTCCTGTTGCCAAAGCCGCGACACCTGTCGCCGCAACCGAACGTATCGCCGAAAGCAACTTCGATCCTGCCCATGGCAGGCCGGTGTTCCGCAAGGACAGCGTCGATCCTGCGAGCCCCTTGTTCATCGAACTGCAGGTGCTGCCCAGGCAGCCTTACTTCGCCGCAGACCACAACGAAGTAGCCAGAAACACAGGCTTCTCTCTGTGCAAGAACGGGGGCGGACTCGCTCTGGCTGATGTGGACACCGGCATTGGAATCGCCTACGTCAGATGGAACGGCTTCACTGCCGCAGTGGGTGAACTCAAGGCGATCGCGATCCACTGCGACCCGGAGCGATGCCCAGTCGAACTTCAAGCTGGCGGCCGCCTGGTCGGCACACTCACCGACTTCAGCCAGCAGCTCGACGGCTACATCGCCGACGGATTGGGCCGAGAACTGGCCGCAGCGGAAATTGCTGCTATCGGCGAACACATCGACTCGATCATGCGCCGGCGCTGGGACGAGATACACGAAGTCGGCGTTCCAATCGATGCCAACACTGTGCGCTTTCGTGGAGCTCTGCCTTTCCAGTTCTACGACCAGGTGTTGGCCCCGAGAAAAAGGATTCCGGAGATGCGAGGACACTTTTTCCCAGCTCATCGCGCGAACTACTATGCCGGCCGTGCAGAGGGCGCTATCCGTGCCCTGCAACTGATCGATTTCAACCTCAACCACAAGATCAAGCGTCCAGCATTTGCAGCGATGCTCGAAGAAATCTTCAAGAGTGGCCAGTGGGACGATCTCGGATTCAACAATGGCAGCGGACATGCAGCGAGCGAATTCGTCGAGATCATTGAAGCGGTTTTCCAGCTCGGTTGCAGCGTCGTCAGCAAAGGGTGGCTGCTCGGGCGTGTTCAGCGCTGGGAGCGAACGGCTGCCGAGTGGGACGAGCACCAAGCCGCATCCAGGGCGGACTTTGTCGAACGCATGCGCGCTGCTCGAGCGGCGAAGAAAACGGCCCGGGAAGGCGGTGCAGGATGAGCGCCGTCGTCGACACGCCGCGGGCCAAGACCAGGCCACACGATAGCCACAATCCGCACGACGTCATGCAGCAGGCGCACGACGTTGCCGAGATTGCTGCCAACAACGAAGGCACCGATCTGTACTGGGGCATCCTCAGTTTGATTGAGAAAGCGATCGAAAAAGTAGAGCGCGCACATTCGGCCCTCTCGGTCGACGCGTACTCGAAAGAGTTACATGACAAAGCCAGTGACGAACTGGCCGGCCTCTTGGGCGTGCTGAACGCCGTGAACACGGACGTGAAGGACGATGGACTGCTTCACGCGGTGGAGACGCTGGTTATCGTTGCAAAGGCACAGATCGACGCAGACAACTTCCAAGCTGTTCGAGCTAGTCAGGTGGCGGCATGACCAACACGAACACTCGCAAGCTGTCGCTCCGGCTCGTGTCCAAACCTGTCGCCAAGATCGACGCCGACTTGGTTGCGTTCGCGGTGATGGAACACATCGACGCCAACTTTCCAGACATCTGGAACGCAGCTCCCGTAAGCGCGCGTGCCAGTATCCGAAACGCTGTGGTCAAAGCTGTTGTCGCTGAAGCCTCTCGCAGTGGAGCGTCCGCGTGACTGCAGCGGACTTCTTCCTGACGGACCCTGAACTTGCGAAGCTCACCGGCTTCAAGATCAAGTCGAAGCAGATCGAGTGGCTACGTGGCCAAGGTTTGCCGTTCCGCGTGAGCGCCACCGGCCACCCTGTTGTCACCCGCTCAGCCGTCGAAGGCCGAGCAGACGAAACTCCAGACGACGACGGGTGGACGCCCGGATTGATCGGAGCTTGAGCATGGGTCGTAAGCCATCGCGGTGGGCCAACCTGCCGCGGGGGATGCGCGCGCGTCCGCGCGGCAACCTCATCCACTACTACCTCGACACCGGTGGCAAGCCCCGAAAGGAAATCCCGCTGGGGTCCGATTACGCCCTGGCCGTGAAACGCTGGGGCGAACTGGCGTCCAAACCAAAACCAGCCTATGCGCCGCCCGTCACTGAAGGCACGCTCGCGGCCGTGGCGAAGGCCTACCGGCGCGACATCCTGCCGACGAAGGCACCCAGGACTCGCCGGGACAACGAGAAGGAGTTGGAGTGGATCCTGAAGTTCTTCAACACACCGCCGGCACCACTCGACAAGATCGAGCCGAAGCACATCAACCAGTACCTGCACTGGCGCGTGAAAGAGGCCGTGAAGATCGCCGAGGCTCTGAATGCCGAGCGGGTTAAGAATGGCCGCAAGATTGTGCCGATCCCGGCGAAGTGGGGCCAGGTGCGCGCCAACCGCGAGAAGGCTCTGATCTCGCACATCTGGAACTATGCCCGGGCGAACGGCTTCACGAAGCTGCCGAACCCGTGCGCCGGCATCAAGGGGTTCCGCGAGACGGCTCGGGATGCCTACGTCGATGACGACATGCTGAAGCGTGTGCTCGAGCATGCCTGTGAGCCACTGCGCTTTGCCATGCGTCTGGCGCACATCACTGGCCAGCGGCCCGCCGATGTGCTCGGCATGAGCGAGGACCACATCCGCGGCGAGTACCTGCGGGTGCGCCAGGGCAAGACCCAGGCGAAGCTGCGGATCGTGGTGGAGAACGCACTGGAAGAATTGATCGAGGAGATCCGCGCATATAAGGCAGCCAGGCCGAAGCAGTCAGCCCCGCTGCTGGTGAACGAGCGCGGTGCCCCGATGACAGCGGCCATGCTGCGCAAGCGCTTCGACAAAGCCAGGAAGAGCGCAGGAATCGACATCGCCACGTTCCAGTTTCGTGACCTGCGCGCAAAGGCGGCCACGGACACCGACGAGTCGGCGGGCATCAAGGATGCGCAGACCCTGCTGGGCCACTCGACCGAGGCGATGACCTCGAAGTACATCCGCCACAAAGTCGGCAAGAAGGTGCGGATCGCGGCGCCGAAGAAGGAGCCAAAATAGGCGCGGGATTTGTTCCGCAATTTCCAAGACACCCGCATGGATGCTGGATTTCGAGACCCCTCATTTTTCTGGTTGCGGAACAAAATCTGAGGGCAAGTTGTTGATTTTGCTCGGGTTGCCCTTGGACTCTTAATCCGTAGGTCGAGTGTTCGAGTCACTCAGGGCCCACCACCAACACCAAAATAGCGCGGTCTTCGCGCTATTTTTTTCGTCAAAGCCTCCTCAAGATCTTCCCTGAGGAGGCTTTTTCTTTGCTGGCTCGCGCCCGGTCACGAACCAGAGCTGGAAGCGGCGCCCTTCCGCGCAATCCAGTCGTCGACGCAGCGCTCCAGCAGATCCTGTCGCTCGCCCACTTCCGCCGCCAGGTATTGGCGGGCATGCGCCTGCGCCAGTTCGCTCGACAGGAACCACTGCTCACGATCCGGGCTCCCTTGCGCCGGCGGTGCTCCCCATGCAGCAGTGCCCAGAAAGGCCTCGGTGACAGGCAATCGCCCATCGGTCTTGCCAAGCTCCGACAACGCATCGCGTGCGCCGCCAAGAAGAATGCGCACCTGCACGACCTCGTCGTCTGCCTCGATCAGCGCACCGAGGCCGCCAGCCTGATGCACCTGCCAGAGCTGTGCTGCAGAAGCATTGCGAACCCAGCTCTCCAGCGCACGCGTCAAACTTTCGAGGATGATTTTCTTGTTCATAAGGGAATATTTCACGATTTACTCCATCAGCTACAAGCAGCTTGCCCCAAAGCTGCAAACGGCGCCCATCTGGCGTGGCATCTTGCACTTGCTGTCACGCAGCGCAACAACAAAGAAAGACACAGGGACATCAACTTCGAAGCCAGACGGCTCGTTCGGCCCGCTCATGCGGGTATTTTTTTGCCCGGCTCGCAGCAACCTCCGCAGCGACGCACGACAGCCACGGAATGCGCCTCGCCCCGGACCGTGCTTTCGGGCGTGAGCTATATTTCCGCCCATGGAAAAGGCGTCCGACATAGGCAAACCCACCGTCCCCATCGACCTGATCGGGCCGGATCACTGGCCCCGTTCGAAGCGCGGCACGGGCCGTGCAACCAAAGTCATTCTGGCGATCGTCGGCGGTCTGGCTGCAGCAGGCGTGATCGCTTACCGCTTCTTCGGTATCGGGCGCTGAAAGGCAGTCTTCCCCACGAACCAAAGCCCGCCGTCCGAAGGACAGCGGGCTTTTTTCATGGGCGCGGCGGTACAGGAAGCTCATCACAGCCCCGCACCTACTGAAGCCGCGAGCCCTTGGGCAGCCGCTTCGCCAGCCATTCGTGCACGTCCGCACGGATGTTGCGGCCTTCCAGCAGGAAGTTCTCATAGCGGCTCGGCACATACGGCAGGTAGACCAGCGGCATGCCCGCCTCCTCCGGCGTGCGCGCTGCCTTGCGGTTGTTGCAGGCGGCGCATGCGCTCACGAGGTTGGTCCAGGTCCATGGGCCTCCGCGCGATTCGGGCAGCACGTGCTCGCATTGCAGGTCGCGCTCGTGGAAGACGCCCGCACAGTAGGCGCAGGTGTGGCGGTCGCGGCGCAGCAGCTTGGTCTTGGTGACGCTCGGAATCACTTCGAAGAGGTTGATCTTCGAGGCGCCGCGCAGCGCGATGATCGGCGCGACCTCGATGCGCGACTGCACGCCGCGCGCCACGTTGAAACCGCCGCGCAGCGTGGCCAGCGGCTGGTCGCCGTCTTCCCAGGCGACCGAGCCGGTCGCGTAGTGCAACACCGCCTGCTCCAGCGAAATCCAGGCTTGCGGCGTGCCCTGAATGTCGAGTTGCAGGACGTGAGGGTGCAT